AGCTCATCACCTGTAGTAAACCGATACGGTGCGTTTTCATACGTGCATAAATCTTGACATATCACGGGAATACCATAACAACAGGCCTCAATATATTTTAAATCACTTTTAGCTTTATTGAACACATTATCTACTAGAGGTGCAATAAACAATGTGGGGTCTAGTTCAGATAATTTTTGTGGATACTCGTACAATCTATTCCACGGGTGATACTCAATTATACCTTTCTGTACATATGGATGTAATGTCAATGGATAGGCGCCTAGAAATACCCATTTATATAAATGCATAGTTTTCATGATAACCTCATTAACATGAAAGAAGTCATCGCGTTGATTGGCTCTATTATCTACATCAAAATGAGCTCCGGATGCTGAATAAACTATACGAGGTCGCTTTTTATTCCTTTTAAAATTAGTGGAAATTTTCTGTCTGTTGTAGAAATTTCCCATCCACCATTTTGGTGGATAGTTTGGTATAACAGTCACGTTTTGATTTCCTGTCTTACTCCTATAATATTCTTGCATGAATTTATTAGTAACAGTAATCTCGTCACACAACCCCATGATCTCCATTGAACATCTACGAATTTTATCGTCAACAAATGCCGGTTTAAACTTATTGTAGTCGGGGATGTCTTCTTTAAATACAATATCATCTATTTCATAGATAATTTTAAAGTTCTTTTTGTTTGCAAACCCTCTCAACAACTGTACAAACTTTAATTGATGATCTGTTGCTTGACGTTGAATTCTAACTGAGCAAGTATTATCATAATACCTCTCATCCAGCACCATCATCGTAGTACTATGTATTACCGCTTTTTGATGAGCGTTTAATAAGTGCTCAGGCCAGATCATCCGCCAATGACCACAACCACTATAGTCAGCCAAATAGTTAATTGATCTATCAAAATCAACTTCTGGAGAAACAACCTCTTCTTGTTTTTTAGGTTGCACAAGTTGAGGGTTACCTACTGCCGGTGCATTAAATGGTAATCCCGGTATATACCCTAAATTCGGTGGTCCTAGTATCATCCGTTAATAATTATGACTCCTCTTCTTTAAATTCAACGCGACGTGTTATACCGTTTTCTTTCTGTAGAAAAATAACTTCGCCAGGATTTTTATAGTGAGATCCAATTTTTATACTTTCTTTTCTATGGCTAATAATCATAACTGATTCATTATATTTCTCAACTCGTTCTCTCAAAATATCTAAAACAATATCAACACCTTTCTCATCTAAACTTGAGTCCAATAGCTCATCGTAAATCGAAAAATTATACGCTACACATCCTTGTAATCGACGAATGTCCATAAAAGCAAACAAACAAGCTAAATCTATGTTTTTTCTTTCTGCTCCACTAAAGTTATAGTATGAACATATTTTACCTTTTTCATCTACAATCTCTTCTTCAAAATATTCGTTAAAAATACACAAACAATTTGCATCCATTTTGCTCAAATAATAAGCCAATTTACTATTGAACACTTGCAAGAGTTTTTTAACAATATATGACTTTACACCTTCTTCAGAGACTACAAATTTTACAACATCAAGTATTCCGATTTTATGTTGAACATCTTGTATTTTAAGTTTTATCTCGTCTAATCTTGCTTGTTGTTTATCAATAACCTCATCATATTGCTTATTTTCGAGATTTAATATCTTAACATCTTGATCAATTTCTCTGTTCCATTCAATAAGCTGATTAATATTTTTTTGTGTATTTTGACTTTCAGTTATCTTAATTGTGTGCTCATTAAGTAGTTCAGTAGATTGAGCGATTTGAGATTTAATATTTAGTTTAAGATTTTTAACTTTAGTTAAATTATCATTATTTGTTACTATACTTGAAGCACATTTTTTAATTTCTTCTTTTAAAGATTGTTGTTCTTTCTCAATATATTCTCTATCATGTTCATCCACTGACTTTAAACATACCGGACACTTTTCATTATCTGTTCCTATTTTACCTAAAATCTCTTTCTTATGTTTACCGGTTGTTGAAAGTTCAGTAATTTTATTATTGATCTCTGTAATTTTGTTTTCGCAATTCTCAAGATTTTTTTCTAATGCTTTAATAGTTTCAACTATACCGTCGAGTTCTTTACCATCTGTATCGAAAGTTTTTAATTTTAAATTTTCTAATTTTTCATTATTGCTTGTCTTTCTCAACGAAAGCTTTTTAAGTTTTTCTTCTTTACCTTTTATATACTCCTGTTTATCCTCCTTGTACTGATTCAAACTCTTATCGGCTTCTAAAAACCTAGCCTGTTCAACATCTAAATCTCTTTTAACATCGTTATACTCAGTACGTAATTGTGACAACATGTTACTAAACACTTCAAGGTTAAAAATACCTTCAATAAACTTTCGCTTCTCAACTTTCTTCTTTGCCATAAACGGTATCGTATGATTTACAGTCATTACAATACAATTCTGAAAAATGTCTTGAGTAACATTTAGTACATCACATACATATTCGGTAGTATTAGCTATACTGTCTCTCGTTTCGTCATTACCGTTAATATATAACTTGCATCTGGATGGTTCAAGCATTCTTACAACTTTATACTCAGTTGTTTTGTCATCATTTGTTACTGAAAAGTCGAGCTCTACTTCTGTACCACTACCGGTGAGATGATTAACTATATTCTCTTTTTTAAGTTCCCTAATAGTACTTCCAAAAACAGCAAAATGAATTGCATCGGCAATAGTCGATTTTCCAACTCCATTCCGCCTATCTTGCTTATCTTTATTAACACCAGTTATGATGTGCAATCCTGGTTTAAAAGTTACTTTAACTGGATCCGCACCAACTGAAAGAAAGTTTTTAATAGAAACTTGATGAAAGTTGATAAACTTCATGTTTATTAATTATAGACCCTTACAAAAAAAAGTCTACGTACATTTTTTGAAAAGTTCAACTGTATACTTTTCGACTTCAGATTTATTTTCTATCTCTAATAGATTAACAAATTCACTTATTGCTGATTTAATATCAATTCCGGTAAAATCAGTTCTGGAATCTTCATCAATTTGATATTTGTTAAAATTAATAGCATAATCTACATTTATGTTCATTGGATTAAGCAAACTAAGCTTACTTAATAATGCGTCAATATCTGTAGGAGATATGTTCATATCAACTATAAATTTAACGAAATTGTTTGTAAAGTTATCTCTTACTTCAGCTGTTAAATCACCTATCTCAACAAGTTCTGACAGTTTTATCTTTTTATGTTCAGGTGATGTTGTATTTTTAAAAAATTCATATTTAGATGTTTGTAAATCTAGAGTATAATAACCTTTTATACCATCAACATCGCCAAAGTCCATTTGAAATGGATTACCGAGATATAAAATAGTACCACTATCATATACTCTCTCTTCACGTAAATGAAAATGACCTGATACAATAAGAGGAGCTTTACTTAAAATATCATTTGTATTAATACCTTCAGAGCAAATCTTAAATGCTGTTTGTTTGAACGTTTGTATTTCAAAATGACCGAAAATAATATCTGAACAAGGTATATCTTCTATTTTTGTTCCCCATGGGCAAAAAGTTATGTTTCGGTTGTAGAAAACATCGCTAGTGATATCTGAAACTACGTGTACATTTTTTCTACCATTTAAGATTGAAAGAGAGTTTACATCTGACCTATCTTTATAGTATGCATCATGATTACCTACAATCATGATAATATTGAAGTCTTTCCATATATCAAGAATGTTTGAAACAACTTGTAATGTATTAACTGCTATTTCATCTCTATAATGAAACATATCACCACTAACAAGTATATCAGTAATCTCTTTTTTATTAAGCTCTTGTTTAAGCCACTGTGCCCAGTTAACGGCAATCTCGTGCCATTTGATACTGTTTTGATGTACACCTATATGTATATCACTTACACAACAGATTTTACTATTGTTAAATTTCATTTGTTGTCGTTATTAAGAAACATATCATCTGAACTGCTTGCGGTTGGCTTAATTATTGCACCGCTATCAGATAACGTATCGTCATAAACTGTTTCTTGATATCTCATAACAGTATCACGATGCTTCTTTTCTTTTTTAATTCTATTAATAAATGCATGATATGCAATAGTAGTAAAATACGAGAACGGATTATTGTTTGTTCTGATATCAAACTTTTTACCTTGTAGCGCTGAAAACATTTTAAGAATTGCGTCACCAATCATCTCATCCTTATATGAATAATTGATAAAGTTTGGTGCGTAACTTAAACCGTTTGCGATCTTTACAATCATGACTGACAGTTCGTCTTCTAAATTGTCAGACTCATAATAGTCTTTTATCTTTTGCAAAAACTCTTTACCGTTAACGTAATGCTCACTTTTAGGTTTTTTAGTTCGTGGACGTTTTACCTTTTTTGGTTTTTCAACAGGCTTGTCAGCTTCTATTTTCTGTAATTTTTTGTAACCCATACTCAATATTCTCCTTATCGTATAGCTTCAATCTTTTTTCAAGATGTGAATTGCCATACTGTAAATCGTCTGCTATATCAAAAATAATTAATTTTGATTTATTTTTATGTAGTCGTAATCCTCTACCAATCGACTGAATTGTTTTTATTTTGGCCTTACCACCACTACCGAACATAATGTAATGCAAGTTCTTAATATTTATACCAGTACTAAAAATTTTAGATATAGCAACAACGATCACATTGTCTTCTTCTTCCATGATACGTTTAACATTGTCACGATCTTCAACATCTACATCACCTCTAATAAAATATACTCGCTTATCTTTACATCTTGCTTGAAGATGTCGTTGTAAAATTGTCCCGTGATCGATATAATCAACCATAATCAAACCATTTCTATCAAGCTTATTACATAATGAACCGATAACATTATTTCTAAAGTTGTTGTTGATAATAAAGTCTAACTCACGACGATACCTATCTGATGGTTGTAATTGCTCTCCAGGATATTTAACATACTTTGGTTCGCTTACGTAAGATAGTTTTAAAATTTGAACTTTTACATCAGATACATAGCTATCTTTTCGTAATTGGTAACTATTTTTTTCATATATAATAGGTCCAATTTTACCAATTATGTTCCATTGATCAATATTCTCTTCTGGCATAGTACCTGTAAAGCCAAAACGACGAGGTGTACGTATTGTTTTTAAAAGCTTGTTTACTTTGTTACCTTTTCGTAGCTTATGTACTTCGTCAACAACACATACATCGATATCTCTTAACCATTCAACATTAGATTTACTACTTTGTAGAATGCCAAGATTACATATGATTACATTTGCAGATATATCTAGCTCGTTATTACCAGTCCATTTAGAGTAACTAAATGATACACCGTAATCTACAAAATCATCATAGGTTTGATTAACTAGTCCGAGATCAGGTACAATTAACGCACAAGTAAAGTTTTTGTCAGTCTTATATATACTTTCTAATAAAGTTGCAATAGTAAGCGTTTTACCTCCGGCAGTTGCAAGTACAACTGTACCTCTACCATTATTCAGACATCTACGTACTATTGTATCTTGATAATCGCGAAGCTTAAGACTTAACTCAGGTATATTATCATATTCATATTTTGGTTGAGCTTGCTTTGCAAAATTATCCGTTAACAATATTTTGTCATTGTATTGACGTTCGATACAAAATTTTTGAATCTCATCAAACAATCCAGACTCAAATCTACCACCAGGTGTGATAGCATAAGTTCGAGGTGGAATGAATCTACCCCGATATCGAGCAAACTTGGCAGCTTTATTAGCTACAGAAAAATGTTCACGAATCTCATCAACATGATCACCAGTTATTACACCTTGCCGTCTACCGTTGTCCCAATCTATCTTGATACTCATCACTGCGTTTCTAACTTCATTATCTCTGTAAGATTTCGAATATCAAATGTCATGCTACTCAAAGTCTTATCTGTCTTCTCTAAAAACGTTATGACGTGACTAAGTTCTTCAATCTCCTTGTCAAGTTTAACAACAGTACTATGTGTCATAACCTTTTGTTTTGCTGTAGGCTTACTTATATTAACCGGGCTTTCCTCAACTAATTTATCTGTAAGCTTATTAATTACTGACCATCTATCTGCTTTGAGCTTAGTGAGCTCAATTCTAGCTCTTACCTGTCTACCAGCCCATTTATGTTTTATACCAGGCAATTTAAGCTGCATATCACGTACATTAAATTCATCTAGATGTGTATCCTGAGTTAATTCGTCAATATACCTTTCAAGCAACTCCATATAGAATAAATAATAGTATATAATCTAGAAAATTCAATGTCTAATTTGTTTGAAAAATTTTTTATTGAGTCTCTCAACTCTGAGTCTATGACCACTGCATCAGCTGGCATTGGTGGTACAGCCGGTACTACAGATAGTAGTGATTTCTATGCCCCTGGAGACGCTAGAATGCCTCACGGTCTATTTGGAGGGAAAATTTTTCAAAGACCTAAACCTAAACGAAAAAAACGTAAGTCTAAAAAACGTAGATCAAATAAAAAGTAATCTTAATTACTTGTATGGACATAGGTCATTGGCAATATAATGAAAATTTCCCTCAAAAGAGCTGCTATGGGTTCATTTATGAGATTACCAACCTTTCTAATCAAAGGAGCTATATTGGTAAGAAACAAATTGAAAAAATTGTTAAACGTCCTCCTCTCAAAGGTAAGAAAAACAAACGGAAAATAATTACGGAATCGGATTGGAAATCTTATACCGGATCTTGTAATCAACTAAATGAAGACATAAAAACACAAGGCAAACAAGATTTTTCTTTTAAAATTCTTAGATTGTGCTATAATAAATGGGAACTTGCTTATTATGAAGCTGAATTACAGTTTAAATTAGGCGTTTTATTAAGTTCGAACTACTATAATGGAATAATAAACTGTAGAATAGGTAAAAAACCAAAAAAATGCAATTAACTTTCCCAATACATAACATAAAAATAATAGATTTTAGGCAAATTTTAATTAAACACGTAGAAGATAAGGTTTTAAACGATCTTAACGACTATAATTTAATAAAAAATAATCAAATTAACATTAAAAACAAAGAAGTTAAAAGATTTATATACCATCACACAATTTTTGAGCTATGTGAATATATTTTAAAATTAAAAAGCAAACAACGCATTGTAATATTCTACTCTCCATTAATCCCTCCAGCAATACAACTTTTAAATTTTACTAGCTCAGTAGAGTTACAAGATTTTTTTAATTCCTTTGTATTAAAAATTAATAAAATGCTTCCAATAAGAATATTATTTGATGATACTACAAGTTTTAATACTCTTAAGAGAGAAATTAAACATGATGAAGGATTATCTACCGACCTAGGAATGAGAGCTAAATTATTAGTAGATAATTTTGATATTTCTAAGTTTACCTTCACAAAAGCAAGATATTTTGCTAAAAGATACGGCTTGACTTACCTATCAGGAAAATATTTTCAAAAAATTAAAAACAAAGAGAAAATAATTATTTTTGCTCTTTCGCTGACTTTTTTTTATGTTTTAACTAACTTTTATCGGTTTTATCTGAATAACAGTATATATGAGTTTGATCCATGGTTAACTAATTATCAAGGTGGTTTTGTAAGAAGAGGTCTAATAGGAGAATTTTTTATTCAAATTCATTATATATTTTCGATTAACCCGGCAATCTTGGTTTT